GAAGCCATATTTTGTGAAGTTATATAATTTTGAGAAGCCATATTTTGAGAAGCAGCATTTTGCAAGATGAAATTTTGTGAAGCAACATTTTGTGAAACAATATTTTGGGAAGCCATATTTTGAGAAACAGCTTTTTGTGTTTGAAGCTGTAAAATTGGCACAATACCGTATAATGTACCTAAATAATTTTCCATAGTAGCTATTTGTGTTGGTGTCAATTGATAATCAAATATAATTATATCAACAATTTGAAATGTTGATGTTTCAGTTGAATATGCTCCATCATTAATAAAAATAATAGGTAAAAATGCAACTGTTGGGTTAGATTGAATAGCTTTTGAAACACCATTACTTCTATAACTATTAGAATAATCAGTTGATAAAACCCAATTAGTACCATCTAAATTAGTTTGTGTGGTTATCCATCCATCATGATATGCACAACCAGTATAACCGCTCCAAAATCCAGAGAACCAATTATAATTAATTGCTTGAATAATTCGTTGACTAGTAACACCAGTATACCTACAAATATGAAATAATGTATAAATAGGAATAATAACAGTTGTTAATTGAATTTTTGAAGATGTGCTACCTTCCAAAACGACAAATGATTTTATAGCATTATTAGTATTTACCTGTTGTATGGCAAATGTCAAACCAGTGGATGTAATTTGCGATGAAGGGATAGTATTACCATTTCCTGTTGAATCATACCAAGTATTTGTAATAAAATTATAATCTTTACCTTGATAACGAGCATATGCACCAGAAACAGGGAGATTATTGGTAGGATATCCAGTAGTATTTGTAGCAACAAAAGCTGAATTGACTGCAGATATCTGTGATGAAAATGTATTTGTATTATAGAAAATTTGTGAAGCAGTATTTTTTAAAGCAAGAATAATAGGTGCTTGCATTTGAATAGCTGATGTAATTCCATATAACATAGCCAAATATATTTCCATTGAATTTATTTGCGAAGTTGATAATTGATATTTAAATATAATAATATCAACAATTTGAAATGTCGATGCTTCATTAGGAGCTGTTCCATCATTAATAAAAAGTATAGGTAAAAATGGATCACTTATATTTGTTGATGTTACTTTTGAAACACCATTACTTCTATAATTATATGCATAATCAGTAGACATAATCCAATTATTACCATTTAAATTACTCTGTGAAGTTATCCATCCATTATGATAAGCACAACTTGTATAATTATTCCAAAATCCTGACATCCAATTTGATCCACCTCCACCTTGAAGAATTCGTTTATTAGTACCGCCGGTATATCTACAAATATGGAATAAAGTATAAACAGGTATAACGCCAGTTGTCAATTGAATTTTTGAAGCAGTGGTTCCTTGTAATACAACGAATGATTTTTCTGCATTATTAGTGTTTGTTTGTTGAATAGCAAGTGTTAAACCAGTTGATGTAATTTGTGATGAAGGAATATTATTGCCATTTCCAGTAGAATCATACCAAGTATTAGTATTAGCATTATAATCTTTACCTTGATAGCGAGCATATGCATCTGAGACCGGAAGATAATTGACTGGGTTACCAGCTGTATTTACGGCAGCAAATGCGGTATTGACAAAAGCTAACTGTGAAGTCATATTTTGTGAAGCCATATTTTGCGAAACGGCATTTTGTGAAGCAGTATTTCGCGAAGCAATATTTTGAGAATTCATTTGAATAGCTATATCAGCAGCGATTTGAGATGCCACTGTATTTTGTGAGGCAATATTTTGAGAAACAGTATTTTGTGAAGCTGTATTTTGTGAATTTAGATAATTTAAATAATTTTGTGAAACGGTATTTTGCGAGGCAATATTTTGAGAAACAGTATTTTGTGAAGCTATATTTTGTGAAACTATGTTTTGCGAAGCCATATTTTGTGAAGCAATATTCTGCAATACAATATTTTGAGAAGCAACATTTTGAGAAGCAATATTTTGTGAAGCAATTTTTAGTGAAGTTATATTTTGAGAATAAATTGTCGATATTTCATTTGCAGATAAAATACGATTATACATTCTAAAATCATCTATTGCACCATTTAAATACGGATTACCTGACCAATTTGATTTTCCTAAATAATTATTATTTCTAGTGATATTAATAGGATAAATTGTATTTGTTATATTTTGAATAAAAACTCCATTAACATATATAACAAGTAATCCAGATGGATTAATAATCAATGCATAATGACGCCATACGTTATCATTAACAGAAGGTGTATATATTATAATATTATCTGTATTATTTGAAACAGTGTTTGCAATAACACAATACATTTGATTAGTTACTATTCCAATTGCAATATTTTGTAGGTAACTACCATTTCCAAAATCAAATATTTTAGAAAAATCGCCTGAATTATTAAACTTACACCAAAATAAAAATGTCATTCCAATAGTTCCTGTTTCAAATGGATTAATTTGGATATATTGTGATGATGCAGCAACAAATTGCATTGAAGCTGTCCCAACCTTAAAGTCAGTCGTACTAATGTTTGCTCCATTTGCTAATTGGGCATTATAAACTAATGATTTATTAATTGTATTTGCAATATCTTTACTATTAATTGTACTAGACTCAAAAGAATAATATAATAATAATGATGAATCATTATTAATAATAGATATTGGAAGATTATTTTGTGAAGCAATATTTTGTGAAACCATATTTTGCGATGCAATATTTTGTGAAACAGTATTTTGTGAAGCCATGTTTTGTGATGCCGTATTTTGTGAAACAATATTTTGAACCGGTGAAACAGAATAATAAGGATGATAAGTTGGTAAATTACTATAAATATTCCATTTCCAAGCTAAATAACCTTCTACTAATTGTTGTTGAGTTGCTGATAATATTGAATTATATACAATAATTTCCGAAATAACACCTGTAAAAATTTTGTCAAGATGTGATCCAATTGTAAAATTTGTAGATTTGTTGCTAAAAAATGTCACAGCATGCCCATTTTTAGAACCGCTATTCAAATATTCAGAGTACATAGTAGGACTTATTTGTATTGTTAATAGATTTAGTTCAGTTGCAGTACCTAATGCAAGTGCATTTGTATGATATTGATAATTAGCCTCTGTCCCATCGCTTGTTACTCTTGTTGATTCATACATTTCAAATGGTGATGAATTGCCCTCAGGTGTTAATATAGAAATTAATCCATTTATTTTACTTACGACACCATTTTTTTGAAATACTATAAATATGCAAATTCCACCTGAAAAAATCCCAGGAGGAATTGGAGATATCATACCAGTTGTTAATGAAAATTGGATAGTTGGTAAGTTGTTAAATCCGGTTGAATTATATGTTGGATATGCATTATTGGCAGTTGCATTTCTTTCATAACCAGATTTATCATTCCATCGAGATAACATATTACCGCTTAAAATCAATGTTGTTAAATCTTGACTATCCAACCATAATTGAATTCCCGGAATAGATAATGGCATATTTGAAACTATTTTAGCAATATTTCGTGAAACCGTATTTTGTGAAGCAATATTTTGTGAAGCAACATTTTGAGAAACAATATTTTGTGAAGCCATATTTTGAGAATTTCGGTAATTCAAATAATTTTGAGAAACAATATTTTGTGAGACCATATTTTGTGAAGCCGCATTTTGAGAAACAATATTTTGTGAAACCATGTTTTGCGAAGCCATATTTTGTAAAATAATATTTTGTGCAGTTATTTTTTTTAAAGTTTCAATTTGTAAAGCTATAATATTTTGAATAGCAGGAATTTGTAAAATAGGTACGATTCCGTATAAATTAGCCAAAAACCCTTCCATATTAAGTATTTGTTCTGTTGATAATTGATAATCAAATATAATAATATCAACAATTTGAAATCCGGATGCTTCAGTGGCAGCTGCACCTGCATTAATACAAATTATAGGTAAAAATGTAGTACCCACTGATGCTGCTGTAACTTTATTAACAGTATTACTTCGATAATTAAAAGCATAATCAGTTGATAAGATCCAATTAGTTCCATCTTTGTTATTGACTGCAGTAAGCCATCCATCGTGATAAGCACAACTAGTATTATTACCATAAAAACCAGATGCCCAATTTGTACCCGCACCTTGAATAATTCTTTGATTAGATGCATTAATGTATCTACAAATATGAAATAATGTATAAACTGGAATAACAGCATTTGTTAATTGAATAACTGACGAAGTACTTCCTTGAAGGGCTGTAAATGATTTAGAAACATTATTTGAATTTCCAGGTTGGTAAATAGGTGTTAGACCTATTTGTATAATTTGTGATGTAGGGATAGTATTTCCATTTCCGGTTGAATCATACCATGTATTTGTTGTCGTACTATAGTCTTTTGCTTGGTAACGAGCAAATGCTCCGGAAACCGGAAGAGTAGGATTAATATTTGTATTTAGGGAAATAGTTTGTAAAACCGGCATAATCCCATATAATGTAGCTAAATATGTTTCCATTAAAATTATTTGCGTGACAGTTAATTGATAATTGAATATAATAATATCAACTATTTGAAATGTTGATGTTTCACCTCCACCTGCACCAGCATTAATATAAAGAGTCGGTAAGCTTGTATAACCTGAATTAGGATTAGTAACAGTAGACATGCCATTACTTCTATAATTATATGCATAATCAGTTGATAAAATCCAATTTGTACCATCAAAATTATTTTGTCCTGTTAGCCATTGATCACGCAAAGAACAACTAGTATTTCCATTCCAAAATCCAGAAATCCAATTCCTGTTACCACCTTGAATGATACGACGATTGGTTGTTCCGGTGTATCTACATATATTGAATAATGTATAAATGGGAATTTCTGAAGTAGTAAATTGAATTGTAGTAGCTGTAGTACCTTGAAGAACAGTAAATGATTTAGAAACATTATTTGTATTAACTGGTTGTGTAACTGATGATAAACCGATTGAATTAATTCGTGATGCTGGAATAATATTTCCATTTCCCGTTGAATCATACCAGGTATTTGTTGAAAAATCATAATCTTTTGCTTGATAACGAGCATATGCACCTGGAATTGGAAGAGTTGGTATTGCGTTGGAATTTGCATTTTGGGAAGAAAGTTGTAAAACAGATGAAATTCCATATAATGTAGCCAGAAAATTTTCCATTAAAAGTATTTCTGAATATGATAATTGATAATTAAATATAATAATATCAACAACTTGAAATCCAGATGTTTCATTAGGAGATGCACCACCGTTGATTAAAATAATAGGTAAAAACGTGACACCAGTATTAAGTGATATAACTTTATTAATCCCATTACTTCTATAATTATAAGCATAATCAGCAGATAAGACCCAATTAGTTCCATCAAAATTATTAACTCCAGTTAGCCATCCATCATGATAAGCACAACCAGTATTATTGCCATAAAAACCAGATAACCAATTTGTACCTGCACCTTGAATAATTCTTTGATTAGATGCATTAATGTATCTACAAATATGAAACAATGTATAAACAGGAATAACTGCAGTTGTTAATTGAATAATAGAAGATGTATTTCCTTGTAAAGCAGTAAACGATTTAGAAACATTGTTTGAATTACCTGGTTGATAAATAGGTGTTAAGCCTTTATTTGTAATTTGCGAGGAAGGAATAGTATTTCCATTACCAGTTGAATCATACCAAGTATTTGTACCTGGATTATAATCTTTTGCTTGATAGCGTGCAAAAGCACCAGTAACAGGAAGTGTAGGATTAGGATTTGCATTTAATGCTATAAGTTGTAAAATTGGTATAATTCCATATAATGTACCTAAATATGTTTCCATTAAAAATATTTGAGCCATTGACAATTGATAATCAAATATAATTATATCAACAATTTGAAATGTTGATGTTTCACCTCCACCAGCTCCAGCATTAATATAAAGAGTTGGTAAGCTTGTATAACCTGAATTAGGATTAGTAACAACAGACATGCCATTACTTCTATAATTATATGCATAATCAGTTGATAAAATCCAATTTGTACCGTCAAAATTATTTTGTCCTGTTAGCCATTGATCACGCAAAGAGCAACTAGTATTTCCATTCCAAAATCCTGAAACCCAATTTCTGTTACCGCCTTGAATGATACGACGACTGGATAATCCGGTGTATCTGCAAATATTGAATAATGTATAAACTGGGATTTCTGAAGTAGTAAATTGAATAATAGATGCATTTGAACCTTGAAGAACAGTAAATGATTTAGAAACATTATTTGTATCTACAGGTTGTATAACAGATGTTAAACCGGTTGATGTAATTCGTGATGCTGGAATAAAATTTCCATTACCAGTTGAATCATACCACGTATTAGAAGGAAAATCATAATCTTTTGCTTGATAACGAGCATATGCACCCGGAACTGGGAGAGTTGGTATTGCATTGGAAACTGCATTTCTAGAAGCAATTTGTAAAACTGTTGCAAAACCATATAATTTAGCCAAAAAATTTTCCATTAAAAGTATTTGTGAATATGACAATTGATAATTAAATATAATAATATCAACGACTTGAAATCCAGATGTTTCATTAGGAGATGCACCACCATTAATTAAAATAATAGGTAGAAATGTAGTGCCAACATTATTTGATAAAACTCTGTCAGTGCCATTACTTCTATAATTGTAAGCGTAGTCAGTTGATAAGACCCAATTGGTTCCATCAAAATTATTAACTCCAGTTAGCCATCCGTCATGATAAGCACAACCAGTATTATTGCTATAGAAACCAGATGCCCAATTTGTACCTGCGCCTTGAATAATTCTTTGATTGGACGCATTAATATATCTACAAATATGAAATAATGTATAAACAGGGATAATCGCAGTTGTTAATTGAATAATAGATGATGTATTTCCTTGTAAAACAGTACCTGCAGCAGAAATATTATTTGAGTTAGGTGGTTGATAAACGGGTGTTAATCCAGTTGCCATTATCTGTGACGATGGGATAGTATTTCCATTTCCAGTTGAATCATACCAAATATTGGAGTCAGAATTATAATCTTTTCCTTGGTAACGAGCAAAAGCGCCCGCAACTGGAAGAACTGGATTAGGACTTGCATTTTGAAGAGCAATTTGTAAAACTGGTGTAATTCCATATAATTTACCCAAATATATTTCCATTAAAATTATTTGAGCTGTCGTTAATTGATAATTAAATATAATTATATCAACTATTTGAAATGTTGATGTTTCACCTCCAGCAGCACCAGCATTAATATAAAGAGTTGGTAAACTTCTATAACCCGAATTAGGATTAGTTACAACATAAGTACTATTACTTCTATAAATAAAAGCATAATCGGTTGATAAAATCCAATTTGTACCATCTAAATTACTTTGTCCTGTTAGCCATTGATCACGCAAAGAACAACCAGTATTTCCATTCCAAAATCCAGAAAGCCAATTCCTGTTACCGCCTTGAATGATACGACGATTGGATAATCCGGTGTATCTGCATATATTGAATAATGTATAAACTGGAATTTCTGAAGTAGTGAATTGAATAACTGAAGATGTAGAACCTTGAAGAGCAGTAAATGATTTAGAAACATTATTTGTATCTACTGGTTGTGTAACAGCAACTAAATCTGTTGATGTAATTCGTGATGCCGGAATAATATTTCCATTACCTGTTGAATCATACCAAGTATTTGTAGGGAAATCATAATCTTTTGCTTGATAGCGAGAAAATGCACCAGGTACAGGAAGAGTTGGTATTGCATCTAAAACTGCATTTTTTGCTGCGATTTGTAAAACTGATGCAAATCCATATAATGTAGCCAGATATTTTTCCATTGCAATTATTTGTGTAGATGATAATTGATAATTAAATATAATAATATCAACGACTTGAAATCCAGATTTATCATTAGGAGCTGCACCACCATTAATAAAAAGTATTGGTAGAAACGTGGTACCAATATTAAGTGCTATAGCTTTGTTAATACTGTTACTTCTATAATTGTAAGCATAATCAGTTGATAAAACCCAATTAGTTCCATCAAAATTATTAACTCCAGTTAGCCATCCATCGTGATAAGCACAACCAGTATTATTGCTATAGAAACCAGATGCCCAATTTGTACCTGCACCTTGAATAATTCTTTGATTCGATGCATTAATATATCTACAAATATGAAACAATGTATAAACAGGAATAACAGCAGTTGTTAATTGAATAATAGAAGATGTATTTCCTTGTAAAGCAGTAAATGCTACTGAAACATTATTTGAGTCAACAGGTTGATAAATAGGTGTTAAACCATTTGCTGTAATTCGTGATGATGGAATATTATTTCCATTTCCAATTGAATCATACCAAGTATTTGTATCAGGATTATAATCTTTTGCTTGATATCGTGCAAATGCTCCGGAAACTGGAAGACTAGGATTAATATTTGCATTTTGAGCAACTATTTGTAAAACTGGTATAATTCCGTATAATTTACCTAAATATGTTTCCATTAAAATTATTTGTGCAATAGTCAATCGATAATTAAATATAATTACATCAACAATTTGAAATGTGGATGTTTCACCTCCGCCAGCACCAGCATTAATATAAAGAGTTGGTAAGCTTGTATAACCTGAATTAGGATTAGTAACAACAGACATGCCATTACTTCTATAATTATATGAATAATCAGTTGATAAAATCCAATTTGTACCATCTAAATTACTTTGTCCTGTTAGCCATTGATCACGCAAAGAGCAACTAGTATTTCCATTCCAAAATCCTGAAACCCAATTCCTGTTACCGCCTTGAATAATACGACGATTGGATAATCCAGTGTATCTGCATATATTGAATAATGTATAAACTGGAATTTCTTTAGTTGTGAATTGAATAACTGAAGCAGTAGAACCTTGAAGAGCAGTAAATGATTTAGAAACATTATTTGTATCTGCAGGTTGTGTAACAGATTTTAAACCAGTTGCTGTAATTTGAGATGATGGGATATGATTTCCATTACCAGTTGAATCATTCCAAATATTTGTTGAAAAATTATAATCACTTGCTTGATAACGAGCATATGCGCCAGACACTGGTAAATTTGTAGCCATGTATATATATATATATATATATATATTTATAATATTAAACTATTATTTTTTGTAAATTCTTTGCCATTTACTTTAGTATTAAATATACAATCAATTAAGATAACATATTATTTAATAAATTTAATTATTTAATTTAAATTTATCAAACAATATTATCTGGTTCATTAAAATATAAATTATACATTTCAATTATTGTTTTTAATTTATATAATATTATTATATAAATTAAAATTAATTTGTTCTTTATGCTTTAAGTATTTTATTCATTTCAGTTTGAAATTTATTCATATTAATTCCAAGATTTTTTTCAAATATATTATTTAACTCTTTTGGATCATTGGTATTGCCGAGTTTTGTAAATAAATCCATAAGTTTTCCAAAATCTGGCGATATATTGGAAATATCGTTATTTACAGCATTTGTTTCATTATTTACTAATTCACCATTATTTATTGATTCACCATTATTTATTGATTCACTATTATTTATTGATTCACCATTATTTATTGATTCACCGTTATTTATTGATTCACCATTGGTTAAATTATTAATTAAATCACCATTCATTACTCCATTCAATAATCCACTATTCATTAAATTTCCAATCAAAGGATTTGAAGTTCCTAAAGATCTTAAACCGTCCATTGTTTTTAACATTGATGCAACATTTAAACCAGAATCTGTTTCATTTTCAATACCTTGTTCAACATTATTAGTTGAAAACGTTTCATCAATAATAATTTTTTCTTTAATTTCTTCAGGATTTGATTGTATTTGTTTACCTAACATTCCAAGAATATCACCCATGTTTTCCATTCCAGGTAAATTAGTCATATTTTTCAATAGATCATCTAAATTAATTTCTCCATTTTCTATTTTATTTTTATATTTTTCAGTTATAGTTTGACTAATTTCTAAAATATTACTAAAAGGATTTTCACCAGGATTTTTAATAGATTTATCAAAACTTCCAAATATATCATTAATCATATCATTTGTTGTTGAATTTAAATTTTCAGTTTTCAAAATCTTATTAATACCATCTTTTGGATTTAACATGGATTCTACTTTTAATTTGTTGATACGTTCTAAAATTAATTTATCATCTGGATTATCCAATAATATAATTTCATTGTATGCTAATAATAGATTTTTAAGATCTTTCCATAGAAAAATTTTAGTTGTTTCATCTAAATTATTAAATATTTTTTTAAGAGTTAATTCGGAACCAAATAAGCTTTCTGAAATTTTAATTGTATCTTTTTCTTTATGAGAAAAAATTTTTATTTTAGTTTTTAAAAAATAATTAAAATTCGATGTTTTTTTAAGAGAGTCGTTAAATTTTTTAACTCTATCAAATCTTATATCAGAGGTTTCATCAACTATACCAGATAAAATAATATTACCAGGTAAAATTTGATTTAAATGTGTGACAAAATCAATAAATTGACTATTTAATTTATCTAAATTACTCATTATAAGATACTATAAAAAAAACTTTAAATAATAATATTAATTTATTATTCAGTAATTGAGTATGAATTTTCATCAGATTCATCATCTTCTATATATTTAAAATTTTCTTTATATCCATTTTTAATAGGTTTTCTTTTTTTTTTGGTATCACAATACCTCCAATATAGAGATACTGTAATAATAATAATAATAATTATTATATAATAGTATTTTTTAAAAAAATTTAATATAAATATTTTTGTTTTCGATTCTAAAGTTATTTGACTATTTTGTTCATTAATCATTCTTTTAACCAATTTAATTTCTGTTAATTTTGGTTTTGTGTGTAATTCTGAGAAAAACGACATTATTATAATAAGATATATAAAATATTTAATTAAAAAAAATTGTTTAAAAAACAATTTATATACTAATTTAATAGTATGGACATTATGGAACCACTTTTAGACCCAACAAATAACAGACTTACTGTCTATCCTATAAAATATGAGAGCATTTGGCTATCTTATAAAACTCAAATGGCGGCATTTTGGACCCCTGAAGAAATAGATTTTACTAATGATTATGATGATTTTATAAAAATGTCAGATAATGAGCAACATTTTATTAAAATAATTTTGGCATTTTTTGCTGCATCAGATACTATTGTGAATATGAATATTGGTGAAAGATTTATTAATGAAATTCAAGTCAGAGAAGCAATAGTAGCGTATAATTATCAGATGATGATAGAAAATGTTCACAGTGAGGTATATTCATTGATGATTGATAATATTGTTCGTGATCCTGATGAAAAAAATAAACTATTAAATGCAATATCGGAATACCCATGTATTTCAAAAAAGGCATCATGGGCACAAAAATGGATTAATTCGGATGCTTTATTATCACAAAGATTAATTGCAACTACAATTGTTGAAGGAATATTTTTTTCTGGAAGTTTTTGTTCTATATATTGGATAAAGAAGAAGAATTTAATGCCTGGTCTATGTGATTCCAATGAGCTTATAGCACGTGACGAGGGGATGCATGCAGATTTTTCAATACTCTTATACAAAGAACATATCGTAAATAAGTTAGATCAAAAAGTAGTTCATGATATGTTCAAAGAAGCAATTGAAATTGAAAAAGAATTTATTTGTGAAAGTTTACCTTGTTCATTATTAGGAATGAATAATGATTTTATGGTCAATTATATTAAATTTGTGGCAGATCGTTTATTATTACAACTTAATTATGAAAAAATATGGGGAGTTCATAATCCATTTGATTTTATGGAAAGTATCAGTATGGAAGGAAAGACAAATTTTTTTGAATCTAGACCTACACAATATCAAAAATCATCTGTATTAAATACAGGTAGAGAGTCAAGTTTTACAGCAATAGAAGATTTTTAATTTAAAAATATTTTATATACTATTATAAATATGTCAGTAATAAATCTATATATTTTTTTAATATTAAT